AGAGTTGATATTTTTTGCTGCTTATTATGAATTAAAGTATGATAGAGAAAAAAAAGAAGCAGATGCAATCAAGCGCAAATCAAGATATAGTTAAAGGAGTTATTGTTTAGTCGTGGCAGTTTCTAATGTAGAACTTAGAGTCAATGCCACACAAGCTGTCACAGCGTTAAGAAATGTTGATGCACAGGCAAAGAAATTTAATACAACTGTTACTGGTACAAGCGGAAAACTAAAAGCAACAAGCGGTAGCCTCAAATTATTACCCGCATCTTTTAACTCAACAGGAATCGCAGCTAAAGGCGCTGCAGGGAGTATTGGATTAGCTGGTAAAGCTCTTGTCGGTTTTCTTGGTCCAGTTCTTGGAATTACAACCGCTGTTGGCGCTCTTATCAAAGTTTTCACAAATTTAGCTGCCGCTGATTTTGCTACAGCAAAAGTCAAAACTCTTGGAGTTGATGCAGACGCATTAAAACCCAAATTAGCAAGTTTATCTAATGAGCTTAGTGGTCAAGTTTCACAGCTAGATTTGTTAGCAGCATCTTATGACGTAGCTTCCGCTGGTTTTGGAGAAGTGTCTGAACTAACAGATGTATTAAAAGCATCACAGTTAGGTGCTACTGGTGGTTTTTCTGATCTAGCTACAGTTGCTGATGCAACAACTTCTGTTCTAAATGCTTATGGTTTAAGTTCAGAACAAGCGGCTAAATTAGTAGATGGATTTATTCAAACACAGAATGATGGTAAAATTGTTGTAGATCAATATGCCCAACAGATAGGTCGACTTGCGCCTATAGCGGCTGGTGCTGGTGTAGGAATAGATGAACTTAACGCTGCAATATCTACTGTCACTGCTACTGGTGTTCCAGTTGAATCTACCTTTGCTGGACTACGACAAGTTATTGCTTCAATACAAAAACCGACAAGTGAGGCTGCAAAAGCGGCTGAAAAGCTTGGAATAGATTTTAATGCAACTGCTTTAAGCACCAAAGGACTAAGTGGGGTTTTAGCAGAAGTTGTAGAAAAAGGTGGAGCCAGTGAAGAGACTCTTGCTTTGTTGTTTGGATCTGTTGAAGCTAGAACAGCGATCTTACCTTTATTGAATGACCAATTAGTAACTTTCAATAAAAATTTAGAAAATCAGGCAGAAGCACAGAATACAGCTGCTAAAGCTGCATTTACAGCACAGAACACTATTCAAGGACAACTGACTAGATTAGGTTCTGCATTTACAAATTTAACTACTGAGGGTTCTGAGTTAGGAATAGTTATTAGAGAATCTCTGAAAGTAGCAGCGGTTACAGTCGAGGCTCTAAAAAGCGCTTTTGAAATAGTACTCGCACCAGTGAGGGCAGTTACAGCCGCAGTTGGTGAGATTGGTAAAAATATCGCTGAAGCTTTAGGTATTGAATCAACAGAGGTATTATTTAATTTAGAACAGGGCTGGATAAATATTAAAGAGGCTATAACAAACGCTTCTAAAAATGCAGTCTTGATTGGAAAAGTAATTGGTGGAGTAATAGGAGTAACAATAAAAAATGTAATTACTTTAAGAAAAAAAATAGTTGAAGGATTTGGTAACGCAATTTCACCAGTTCTTAAATTTTTTCAAGGTGTACAAAAACTTGTTATCAATACAGCCCAAAATATAGTTAGGTTTTTTGAAAGAGCATTTAAAAAAGTAGTTGATCTTATACCAGAACCACTAAAGAAACTATTGGGCGGTATTGAACTACCAAAAATAAATTTAGACATTGAATTACCAAAATTTGAAAACCCTTTTAAAAAAATCAAACAGTCTGTAGATGAATTGTTACCAAAAATTATTGAGTATTCTGGGGTAGAAGTAGGAATAAAAGATGCCGTAAATGGTCAACTTGACGCAAAAAATAAAATTGTAAAAACGAACGATCAACTAAAAAAAGATGCTGATGAAATAAAAAAGAAAGAAGAAGAAGCAAAAGCAAGAGCAGAAGAATTAAAAAAAGAGTTTGAAAGTATAGGTAAAGAGGTGAGATCAGGTTTAGTGGAAAATTTGAGAGAGGCAATAAAAGGAAGTCAAACCTTTGGTCAGGCATTAAATAATGTTTTAAATAAATTAAAAGACAGGCTGTTAGATTTGGCTCTTAATGAAGCAATTAGTGGGCTTGGAAATTTGTTAAGCGGTGGTAAAGGTTTTGCTGGTGGTTTCTTAGGCGGTTTATTTGGAAAAGAAAGAGGTGGATCTGTTTCTGCTGGCGGTGCTTATGTAGTTGGCGAGAGGGGACCAGAAATACTACAAATGGGTTCAAAAGGTGGCAATGTAATCCCTAATAGTAAAATCGGTGGCGGTGACACTGTTACTAATATAGTCAATGTTTCTGTAGATGCCTCTGGTAGCTCAGTACAGGGCGATGGTGCAATGTCTCAACAATTAGGAGAAACTATAGCGCTGGTTGTGCAAGAGACTATTGTAAGAGAAAAAAGAAATGGAGGTTTATTAGCATAATGGCAACATTTCCATCAATTACTCCAGCCTACGGAGAAACTCAAACTATAGAACAAGACAATATTGTTGTAAAACTTGGTGATGGATATGAGCAAAGGTTAGTGAGAGGATTAGCAGCAAATAAAAGGTATCACGTTGTAAGTTTAGTATTTAACATTTCACAAACTGACGCTGATACAATCAACACATTTTTAAATGCACGTTTTGACGATCAAGCTGCTTTTCAATACACAATAGGTGGTGAATCCTCTGCTAGAAACTTTAAATGTACAAGAAGAAGTGCATCTATTCCTTATAACAACAGAGTCACAATGAACTTGACTTTTGAAGAGGTTTTTGAGGCTTAATGGCAATACCACATTCTGAACTGCAAAAAATTAACCCTAATTCAATAATTGAATTATTTGAGTTAGAACTTGTTGAGGGTTTGCATTATGCAACTGGTAATCCAACAAATGTCCCTACAATCTACCGCTTTCATGCTGGCGGCAATATAAGTACTTATGCAAATATTGTTTGGCAAACAAATACTTATGAGAGATTTCCAATAGAGGCAAAAGGTTATGAATATGCTGGAGAGGGTAAAATCCCAAGACCTACTTTAGTAATGAGTAATTTAGGTGGTATTACAAGAGGAGGTTCAGTAATAAGGGTCACAGATTTATTAACAACAGTAAATCTAATAACACCTCATAATGATTTGTTAGATGCAAAAGTAACAAAAAGGACACTCACCGCTGACGCTTTAGATGCAAGTAACTTTGCTGGTAATACAAACCCTTTTGGCACACCAAGTTCAAACGAATTGCCACAAGAAATTTATTTTATTGATAGAAAAATCCAAGAAAGTAGAGACGTTGTTTCGTTTGAATTAGTAAATAGACTTGATATGGAAAACAAAAGAGTACCAGCAAGGCAAGTAACAAGAAAAGACTTTGAAGGTGTTGGCACGTTTATAAACTAATTATGAATGAATCTTGTAAATTACAAGCTATCGCACACGCTAAAGAAGAAGCACCAAAAGAATGTTGTGGATTATTTATAAAAACTAAAAAAGGCTTTGAATATTTTAGATGCAAAAATGTAGCTTATGAGTTTGAAGCTAATTCATTTGTTATTGACCCTTTTGATTTTGCAGATGGCGAAGATAAAGGGGAAGTTGTTGGAGTTCTACATTCACACCCTCAAAACGTATTAGAATTTTCGCCAGAAGATATTGAAAGTTGTAATTCAATACAAATACCTTTTTATCTCGTTTGTCCAGATTTAGATAAAATGATTGTAATAAAACCAGAAGAAGATGCTTAAAAAAATAAAAGTTTATGGATTTTTAAGAAAATTTACAGGCCAAAGTGAATTTATGGCTGATGTAAATTCACCCTATGAGGCGTTTAGTTTTTTATTTTGTAATTTTAAAGGTCTTGAAGAAAAAATGACTAAACAACTTTTTTGTGTGAAAGTAGGCGATAAACCAATTACAGAAGATTTTTTAAATATAAGAACAGAGCAAGAAATAAAGATAATACCTCTGGTGCATGGAAACTTTATTACTTTACTTTTGGGTATAGGTCTTAAATATGCAGCAAAGGAATATATAAGAAACACAATTGTTAAATATGTTGTGAGTTACGTTGCTTTGAATATGATACAAAAAGGTGTAAATGAGTTAATTGCACCTCAAGAAGATACAAGAAATAGAGACTCAGGACAAGACCCACTAGACCCATCTGCATTGGCAAGTAATTATTCATTTACAGGGCTGACAAATATTAGTCAGGCTGGTGTTCCAGTTAACTTGGCTTATGGAGAAATTGTGGTTGGTTCTATTGTGGTATCAAATGGTATTGATACAGTTCAAGTGGAGGGTACAAACTAATGAGTATAAAAGAATTTGACCAAAGTACGACTTTCTCAAATCCAGATTTACCTAGTGGTGCATTATCTTCTAAGCAATTTAATACGATAGTAGAGCTACTGTCTGAAGGAGAAATAGAGGGTAGTGCAACAGCATCAAAGAATGGAATTACAGATAAAACATCTACAGCTTATATAAACAGTTTTAAAAAAGATATCTTCTTGAATCAAACACCAATATTACAAGCGGCTGCAAGTGTTACTTCACCTCAAGATAGTGATTTTAACTTTCAAGATGTTGGCTTAGATTTTAGAGACGGAACTGCGAATCAAACATTTATCTCTGGAATTAAAAATATAGAAACAGAAGTTGGTATTGGCACAGAAGTAACAACTTCAAATCCAGTTACACATACTGTTAGTCAATCGACAATAAATGCGGTAAGAGTTACCTTGCAGTTTCCCTCTATGCAATTCTTCAATAATGAAGGTGGCATTGATGGAGTGGAGGTTCAATTAAGAATTAAAGTTATTGAAAATGATGGAACAACAACTACAGCGGTTGATGACACTGTAAAAGGTAGATCAACAAACTCATATTTCAGAGACTATTTGATAAACCTTGCTAGTGGTACATCATTTCCAGTGCAGATAAGAGTTGAAAGAGTCACAGCGGATAGCCTAGACGCAAATACGGTTAACGCTTTTAGATTTGCTTCTGCAACAAATATAATAATGAAGCAGAACGCATATCCAAATACTGCTCATACAGCTTTGCGATTTAGTGCTGAGAAGTTTCCTAGAATCCCAAATAGGCGGTATAAGATTAGAGGAATCAAGATCAAAATTCCGTCAAATGCCTCAGTAAATGCTACTCATGGCAATCTTACTTATGCTGGTACATGGAACGGCACTTTCAAAGCTAGTAAAGAGTGGTGTTCTGACCCAGCTTGGATTTTATATGATTTGTTAACTAATGATCGTTATGGCTGTAATATTGCTGAATCTTCCCTTGATAAATTTAGTTTTAAAACTGTTAGTGAGTATTGTGGTGCTTTAGTAGATGCTGGTAATGGTGATGGAAGCACAGAGCCAAGATTCTCAGTAAATGCAAATATTACACAGCAAACTTCCGCATTTAATTTGATTAATGCTTTATGCAGTTCAATGAGAGCTATTGCTTTTTACGCCGCTGGTTCAGTTTCTATATCCCAAGATGCGGAAGGAAAAGCAACTAAATACATATTTAATAACTCAAATATTACTGAAGATGGATTTGTTTATAACGGCTCGAGTTTAAAAACAAGACACACAGTAATCAATGTTCAGTATTTTGACATGATTACACAAGAATTAGATATTGAAACTGTCGAAGCAGACGCAGCAACACAAACAAAATATGGAGTAGTAACCAAAACTATAAAAGCTTTTGCTTGTACATCAAGAGGACAGGCAGCAAGATTAGGAAAATGGTTTTTATTTAATGAACAAAATTCTGGAGAAACTTGTGCTTTCCAAACAACTTCAGCCGCTGGAGCTTTAGTAAGATGCGGAGATATTATTGAAATTGCAGACTCCCTAAAAGCTGGGGTTAGGAGAGGTGGTTTGCTTTCCTCTGTAACAAGTACAACTGTAGTTGTATTAGATGATTCAGCTTCAACAGATATTCCAACTTCAAACAGCCCGACAATTTCTATAGTGATGCCTGATGGTTCAGTTGAAACTAAAACTATTAGCAGCGCATCAGGAGCAACAATTACTGTTTCTTCAGCATTTAGTACGACACCGAATGTAAATGCCCCTTATGTTTTGGAAAGTTCAACTTTAGAAACAACAACTTGGAGAGTTGTTTCTGTTAGTGAAAATGATGACACTACTTATTCGATCACAGCACTTGAACATGATGAGGGTAAATATGCTTTTGTTGAAGATGGGACAGCTTTACCAGTAAGAAATACAACTGCATTGACAGTTATTTTAGACCCACCAGAGGGACTATCGGCACAAGAAAAAATCGTAATTATTAACAATAAGGCTGTTGCAAAGATTCTTATTGACTGGCAAACACAAGAAGGAGCAAATAGATACGAAGTTCACTACAGAGTAGATAACGGCAGTTTCTTTAAAATTGATACAGTTTCTAGTGATGCTGAAATAGTAAATAGTGAGGCTGGTAGATATGAATTTAGAGTCTTTTCTTTTAATGGGCTTGGAGAGCCAAGTAGGACAGCGGCCACATTAACATTTGATGCTGTGGGTAAAACAGCACCACCAGCGGATATAACAGGTTTAACCTATGAACCCATATCTGATAAAGAGATCAGACTTAGATGGGATGCTGTTCCAGATCAGGATGTGCGCGCAGGGGGGCGTATCCATGTGCGCCATTCTCCAAAAACAGATGGTAGTGGTACATTTTCAGATGCAACAGATTTGGTGTTCGCTTTGAGTGGGGCATCAACAGAAAAAGTGGTTCCGCTTTTGGAGGGTGAGTATATTCTTAAAACACAAGACGATGGCGACAGATTCAGTACAGGAGAAACAAGTATTGTTATTGATTTACCAGAAGCACAGCCAAAATTATTAGTACAAACAAGAAGAGAAGATTTAGATAATCCAAAATTTCAAGGTGCAAAAACTAATGTTGGTTTTGATTCTGGTACAAACTCAATTAGTTTGGCTGGAACAGGAAACTTTGACAGCAGTACAGATATAGATTCTGAAACCTCTATTGATGACATTGGCGGGGTTGCGTCAACTGGAACATATTTATTTAATGAAACTTTGGATTTAGGGGCTGTATTCAGTCTTGATTTAAGAAAACTTATACAAACAGATTCTGTTTATTCATCTGATTTAATTGATTCAGTCACAGATATTGATGCAAGACAGGATTTTGATGGTGCGACTAGTGTTGACACAAATGCTGAAGTTTTTGTTCAAACTTCACAAGATGGAAGTAGTTATTCAGGTTTTCAAAAATTTGCAAACGGCACATTTAAAGGAAGGGCATTTAAGTTTAAGTGTGTTTTATCAACGCAAGATACAAACCAAGATATAAGAGTTAGTCAGCTTGGTTATTTTGCAGAGTTCCAGAGAAGAACAGAACAAAGTACAACAACTATTGCTTCAGGGGCTGGGGCAAAATCTATAACATTTGACCACCCCTTTTTCACAGGTACAAGTGCATTATTAGGTGCAAATTCTAATCCGCCTGCAATAGGAATTACAGCTTTTAATATGGCCTCTGGTGATTTCTTCGAGCTTTCCAGTATTACTGGGACTGGCTTTACTGTACACTTCAAAGACAGTTCTGGAAGTTCTGTAGATAGAAACTTTAACTTTACTGCTATTGGTTTTGGTAAAGGTTAATATTTAGGATATACTTAGAAAAAAAGTTGGTTTGCTATGTCAAGAGTCGATAATACTGGTGGGTCAGGTTTTACAGTTGATAATGGAACTGGACTTGTCGTAAGAACAAAGCTAAATCAAATAATTTCTGCCTTAAGTACTTTAAATCAAGGCTCTGGTGACCCTACAATCGGTGTGGCTGCTTATGTCCCACACATTGATGGTAATACTTTAAAAATAAGAAACGCAGCTAATAATGCCTTTGTTAGCTTGGGTGATGTATCAGCAACAAACTTTGGTCATGCTGGATTATCGGCAGCAAATACTTTTACTTCAACAAATATATTTCAAGAAGATGTAACTTTTGATGGTGCTACCGCTGGAAGAGATATTGTTTTTGACAGGTCAGATAATGCACTAGAGTTTGCTGATGATGCAAAAGCTGTATTTGGTGCTGGAAGTGATCTTGAAATATTTCACGATGGATCCAATAGCTTCATAAAGGATACTGGTACAGGTAATTTAGTTCTTGCTACAAGTGAATTGTCTATAAATAATGCAGCTAGTAATGAAGAGATGATAAAAGCCACTG